CGGACACCTGCGGCGACCAGCGCACTCGTTACAAGGATACCCTTAGGGGCCCCGGTGACGTTGTAGGCCGAACGTATTCGATTACGAAGTCCCAGCGTACACATTGACTTTAGAAATACTGTCAGAAATCTTTACTAAAGGCTTGACATCGGTGAACGTGGCCCCTATGATTACGGCATGACAAACGCACCGACCACCACCGAAGGCCGACTGGCCGAGATCGAAACCCTGCTCGATTTTCTAGGGGACCGGGAAGCGGAACTCCGCTACCGGCTCCGCACCGATGTCCTTTCCGCCCAACAGCGTCGGGAACTCGACGAAAGCCGTGATGCGGCGGCGGTCAAGATTTTCCGCCTGACGGTCGAAGCCGACGCCCTGCGAGCGGGTGCCTGATGCGGCCAAACCTGCGAATCGTCCCCTCTCAGGCCGAACGGGACCGGCTCGACCAAGAGCGGAACGCCGCCGCCGAACGTGCGGCCCGGGAACGTGGGCCGGAACCGGCCTGCCGATGCGGGGCAACCGACAACCTGATTTTCAGCAAGCAGACCGAATGGATGACCCTCTGCCAGTTCTGCGAAAGGCTCCTAAATGGTTAAGCGGCGGGAGAACAAGGCTAAGCGAGGAATCGAACTTGATCTCGGCGGCAACCGGCGAGTTCAGGCGGTCGAAACCCGAATCGGTGTCTATTACGCAGTCAGCACCGACGGCGGAAAGACTTGGTGGGGCCACGGCACCAACATCGGTGAAACCCTCGATCAGTTCGTAGCCCGGTACAACGTCCAAGGTGAGCCTTCATGAATCGGGTCATGGAGTTCCGGGCTCCGGTCCACGGGGGCAAATACCATTTGGCGAGGCCGGTCAGCGGAACGGCCATTTGTAACGGCATGGTGTTGCTCGACGTCTCTCCGGGGGCCCCTCGAATCATCGGGGCATCTCACCCCATTTGTTGCCGTAGATGCGCTAAGATCGGCGTTTAGAGCCCAATGCGGGCATCTTGGAAGGAGACGTGATGGCGGAAATCGTTGAACGGTTAAGGTCCCGGCACCTGTTCGCCATTGGCAACGGTGTCCCGGAACTTTGCGAGGAAGCGGCTCGGGAGATCGAGGACCTTCGAAAGAAACTGGTTCTGTTTCAGCAGGCTTCGGAATACCTGTCCGGGAACCCTCGACCCTACGCTTCGGTAGCGGAGTGGGAGAACGACACCTGATTCACCACGGGCCCTGTTGGGAACGGTTGTCGGATTTACAGCGGGGACACCGGATTTGCCAAGGGGCAGTAACCATTTCGGCTAACAGTTTCCCGCAATCCGGATTAGCACACCGGACCATGAGCCGGGTCAGGCGTTCGGCCTCCGCCGTTCCCCGAAGTTCGGCATAAGGGTCAAGATTCATAATACTTTCTGAACCTTGAAGTTCTGTGCGAACATGATTCGATCTTGTGAATCACGCTCCATTGGAAACGGCGATTGAATCGCCGTGATCTTGTAATAGAGAGTGGATGTCAAAGTCTCATTCAGCACCGCTTCAAGGGCATACCAAACGCTCGTTGCCAACGATTGCGCCGTGACGTAGCCGGAGGCCCGGGTTACAACCTGAATCCGTGGTTGCTCGATCACCGGCATCGAGTCGCCGCCCATTGTCCCAACGGCCTGTTCACCGCCGTATTGGTAGACGGCAACACAAGTGTCCGGGGAGTCAGGGAGCCGACCGTAGAACAGGTTGGTCCCGAGAGTGAGTGTTGCGATTTCGGAGTCGATTCGAGCACCGACATCTTCGAGCAGGCCCATTGTTATTTGCCCCTTCCGAGAAGCCGGAAGTGAACCCGAATACGTTGAGCCATCTTTTCCGGATAGTTAGCCGTTTCCTCCATAAACGGACGTTCAAGATACTTTGGGCCACGTCCGGTGGACGGGTCGGTTCCGGGGCCGGTTCCCGAACGTTTGCCGACGACACTCTTTCCCGGCGGCTTCGGCGGATGCCAAAAGTCGAGCCGTTCATGTTGAACGAGGGCGTAAGGGGTAGCGGTGTCGCCGTAACTCACTTCGGCCTCGATCACCTCACCCTTGTCTCGAATACCTATGTTCTGCGATGAGCGGAGTGCTCCGGTGTCCTCCGGAACGAGATTATCGGCTTCAAGGCCGACGTCGGTTGCGGCGGCGGTGATGGCCTGATTTACGGCTTGCCGCATTTGCTCCGGGGCCCAAGAGAACGCCGCAACGATGTCCTCGATTCCCGAGAGGGACACCGACTTCGAACCGGTGGCCATTAGGCGGCTCCGACCGTGAGAACAACACCCTGTTGGCCGAACTCGTCTCGGGCGTAGTAAATGGCGATGATCGGACGAATGTTTCCATCCGAGAATGTGATTTGGTCGTCGAGGTTCACCGTCAGGGTGGTTGAAGCGATGTAGGCGGTGTATTGAACCGTGTTGAACCGTTGTTCAAGGTTGGCCGCCAAGTCTTTGCGGCGGGTGACGTAGGCCGGGAATGTGTTTCCGGCTCCGGCATACGACGCTTCGCCATAGTTGTTTTGGCTCGATTTGGCTTTAATGGTGACCGTCTCGTTCACCATGCCCCGGAACTCGGTTGCGAACTGATTGAGAACCGTTGTCACGGATTCGCTCCCGGACCGAACCATTGAATACCTTGGGTCGTGTTAATGCCGCCCCCATCCCGGACGTCAGCGAACTGGCCGGTCCGGAAATACGGTTGAACCATGTCATCGTTGTCCATGTCAATCTCTTTGTCGGAGTAGGTGAGTCCTCCGGCATAAGGGATTGGGGCGGAGTCTCGGAGGGCCTGCGCTTTCAAATCGAGCGACAGTTGCCGGTATTGGGCCGCCTTCTGTGAGTACGAAACGGAGAAATCACCAATCGACTTGTCTGCCATTCGAGTGAACTTGGCGGCGATACTCGTTGCGGCATCGTGGGCGGTCGAATACAACTGATCGGTGGACGTTGATGAGCCCGTCACTTGAAGGTTTAACCATGCGATTTCCTCATCGGAAAGCAGTTGGTCGTTTGTGTCGGTGTCTCCGATGAGGAACCGAATCGCATCTTTCGCTGAACTCGCCGGGTTCCCGGTGTAACTCCACGTCATCGAGGGCCTACTTCACAAACACGCAACCGGCAGGGGTGCCGTTGTAGACCTTGACGTAAAGACCGTCCGGGCAAAGGATTCCGTTTGGACCATACCAAAACTGATCGCCGTAACCTGATTGGGCATGAAGGGAAACGATGGGATGCCCGTCATCGGAATCGCCGTGGTAAACGTGAATCTTGATCGACCCGGTGCCTTCATCGGCAACGCTAATCCCCATGAAGATCGTTGGGTCCGAGATCACCTGATTCGCCCCGGTCAGGGTAACGATTCTCGCTGGTTGTCCGTCTGACTGATTGTTCATTTCGCCCCTTTCAAAGACTTAGCCGGTGCGGATGGTTGTGGCACCCGCACCGGCCAAGTGCCGTGTTTCGATTGTGGCGAAGCCGCTACGGTCAGGCGACAGCGTTGGAAAAGAAGTAGCCGAGCGGAGTCGCCACGGCCTTGAAGTCCCAAGCGGCTTCGATTTCGAGACGGTCGGCCCGCAAGTGGTCCATCCGGAAACGGGACACCGACGAGGCGGTTCCCAACCCACCGGAAACGCCGTTCCAAGTGAAGTTGTAACCCGCCGAAACGGTCATGAGGCCCGCCGAGGGAGCGACGTAGCAAAGCAGGGCATCCTTGTCGCCCAGTTGAGCGTAGGTTGCCGATGCGCCTTCCGCCGCCGAGTTGAACACGCCCTTCATCACGAGCACTCGGGGGACATCGACGACCTTGCCGATGAGTTCCGGGGTGATCGAGTCCGCCGAAGTGTACTTGTAGCGGTCCACGATGGTCGAGTGATTGCGAAGCGTCTTGTAGACGTTGTACGACAGCACCAACGTGTTCGGGATGTACCCGGTGTTGGTCAGAACGGTGTTCACGCCCGCCTGAATGTCGTCGATGGGAGTTGAACCCGAGGCCGACCACAAGGTCGAAGGGGTGTTGTCGGTTCCCCACACGCCGGTCGTGAAGAACTTGGAAGCCCAGTCACGCTCTTGACGAATCATCATTTGGTGAGTCAGGAAGCGGGTGGCATCCATGTCGGGGTCCAACGGGGCATCGGAGTTCGCACGAACGAGATCACCAATGTCCTTGTGGAGTGCCCAAACCTGCGCCGAGTAGGTGCCGGTCGAAAGGGCGTAACCCGAGCCCGCCGACTCCACACCGTCCGCCCGGACCTTGACTTGGTCCCGGTAGAAATCGGCTTGGTTGTAGGTGAAGTAGAGGTCGCTCTGCTTCGCCACGGGAACGGTGGGGAACACCTTGGACGAGACAAAGTTGTCGGCCTCGTTCATGTAGGCCACCGACAAGTTCGTTAGAACAGCGTCGATGTGGACCTGATTGTTGGTGGGTTGCGGCATGGCTTATTTCCTCTCTTGGTCAGGCCGAACGAGCGTTGCTCGGGTTGAAGAACATCGTGGCGGTTTCACCGGCAGAAGCGGCTTCCAATGCCTGTCCGACGACGTAAACCGTGGTGTCGGTTCCGGCGGCGATGGCATCGGCTTGGGCGTCGCTCGACGTTCCAATCAGGCTTCCGGCGGCGAGGGTGCCGTCCGCAACCACCTTGGTCACGCCGAACACGCACACCTCGGCGGCCTGTCCGCTCTTGGGGGCGTTCTGAAGGACACCAATCGTCTTGTCGGTGATGGCGGCGGTCACGGTCACCGTGTTATCGCCGGACATCTTGACGAAGTGGTATTGCTTCGACGAAAGGTCGGCGGAAGCGGTCCACGTTCCAATCTTGATTTGCGGGGCCTCGTAAGCCATTGTCAGATTCCCTTCTCTTGGAGGTAACGGGTGTAAAGGTCCATGTTCGACGTGGCGACCGTGGTGACGGCCTTTGCGAACGAATCGACCTTGCCGGTGGCAATCAGGTCGTTGGCGAGAGCCTCGATTTGGGTCCAAGCGTCGCCGGAACCCTGCGGCTCGGAGACGGTGCCCGACTCCTTCAGAATGTCGGTTTCAGCAAGGGCGGTGGAGGCGGCGGCAAAGATGGCCTCCACTTGGGCGGCAATCTCGGGCGAAGCCTTCCGGAGGGCAACCAGCGAAGGCGCAAACTCCTTCGGGTTCAACCCGGGCAGGTTGCCCCAAGCGTGAGCGGCCTCGACAGCCTTCTCGATTTCACGCTCCGCCTCGATGGCTTCCTTCTGCTTGCGGAGGTCAGCCAGTTCCTTGCGAAGGTCGGTCATCTCCTTACGGATGTCGGTGTCGGAAGCATCCTTCTCGATTTGCTCGTTCACCGTCTCGGGAATCTCGAGTTCCACGTTCTCTCCTTGGGCCTGTTGATCGGCGGCACTCTTGATTACCAACCAACCTTCGTGAAGGTGGGCAGGGTGGTCCACGCCCGAAGTCTCGTTCACAACGAGTTCAGCGAGTTTGGTCTTTCGTGCCATTGGGGTCAATGGTAACGCTTCCGGAACCGTTTGTCGTTGTAGGTCGCTTCCCGGGGAACAAGATTTCATCGAGACGCACGATCAACTCCCACAACTCGGTTTCCTCGGCGTGGCCTCGGGGAGTCACCTTGCGGAGAAAGTCCAGCATAGAACGCATTTCTGCCTTTGTAAGATGTTTGCTCATGGCGGCCTCCGGGGTCAGATTCACCACTTCCAAGACCATGCGTTTCGGAATGTGGAGTACCGAATCTACATGACCGTCGATTGTAAGGCTTTGCGCTATCGAGACGTGTTTCCGTTTCTGACCCTTCCCCGGGGAAAGGAGCAGGCCAACAGATTCAACGACGTAAGGCTCATGGTCCCTCTCAAGATCAGCAAGGTCGGTCCACCCGTAGGCGTCAGCGTGAGCATCTTTCCAAATGACCTTTACCGGCTTCACGTTTCGTCATCCTCATCGTGCTCGTTCGGGTCGAAATCAGCAAGCGGATAATCGTGAACGAGGCCGAGCATTGTGAAACCCATTTCCCCGGCCAAGTCGGGCTCCATTAGAAAGTGCTTCATTCCTAACTCGTCTCCGGAAAGGAAGGCCAGCGAGATCAGCAACGCCCGCCCGGAACCGTCGTCCGTGATCGTGTGAATCGTGTTGATTGCGTAGTTGGCAATCGGACTCACTCCCGAAAGATCGAACCATCCTTCATCCATTTGGGAAACGATAATCCTTGCCTCGCCAACGGGCTTCGCCCTCCCTGATCGGCACAAGTTCAAGGTGGAATGGGTTATCGCCTTCTAAGTATTCGACAACGGCAACGCCCTGTTGCCAATCCTCATAGCGGCGGACTGGCCGTCCATCGAGATCGGTTCCACCCTTGACGGATGGCACTTCGCCGGAAATCTTTGCGAGACATCCGGGGGAGGCGGCGAGAATCGTTCGGGGGCCATCCCAATCTTGGCGGGTAATCTCCGCCCATTCCCGGCGATGAATGTGCCCGTAGAGGACAGACACCTTCTCACGTCCAAGGTATTTCGAGGCGGTGACTCCGCTCGAGTTCACTTTGTCGCCGTGAATGACTTTCAGTTTGTCGTTTATCCAATACATTGAAGCCGGATAACCGGGCAGGTATTCAATCCCATACTCGTCGAATCGACAGAGGAACGGGACGGACAGCACCGGGAACGATTCGGGGACCATTCCCCGGCGGAGTCCGAAAGCGGCGGCGGCGTTTGCGGCGATCATTCGAGGGAGCCGTTCCTCGTGATTGCCCGCTATCCAAA